AACACATCTACTCATATTATCACCTTTGATATTTCTAGGGCGAAAGTTTTTACTATTTTAATCATTCTTCTTCACCTGTTATTTCCTTGATGATTCGTTCTGCTTCACATAACTTGCAGTGATGCTTGCTTTCAAATTCGGGCCTGTGTATCATTGGTTTTATGCAATTCATCCTTCCATCTCCCTTGCTGTAAATGCGGCCTTACGAATAGCCTCTCTTGCACTAGCAGTAATACTAGCGGCTAGGTCTACATTCGCCCAACCGAATCCCTTGAAGGCAAGGATACCATAGAAGGAAGCCATCAAACGCTTTACAGCCATTTGGTTGTTGTTCCACTTAACGACAGCCTCCTTATCTCCAGCCTTCCTAGACTCCTTCATGTACTTCTTGTACTCGCCTCTCAACTCTTTCAAGTCGATAAGAGAGCGAGGCAATAATCCCAATTTGTCAGTCTTGAAATAGCGCATATCTTTCTCGTAGTCTTCTGCTACAGGTTGTAGATTCTGTGGAGTATTCAAGTCAGCACTGAATAGTGTTGGTTCTTCTGTAAGAGTTTCAAACGAGATATTCCTAGCAATAATCATACTAGGATAAAGACCAGCAAAATCAAAGGCGGCTACATTGTAGTGCAATCCGTTAGTACCTTCGTCAGTAGGATTGTAAATCATAGCACCCGAATAAGATAGGCTCGCTCCACACTTCTTACACTCTCTTAGTGTCTTCTCGTTTGGGTTCTTATGGCTACACTTATCGCAGACCTTGAACTTGGGCTTCTCTCCAGTTGGGGCTTTCCACCAAGCATTTCTCATAAAGTAGATTGAACCCATGTTAGAAGCAAAGAAGCAAGCATCGAAAGGAGCAATTAGTAATCGCTGTAAAGAAAGAATGGCTTCACTACAGAAGTTAGTTTCATCAATCTTTACTAGTAGTTCTACATCTATCAAAGCATACTTCAAGTACGCCTCAGTATCTTCTAACCAACCTCTACGATAGAACTCGTTAGCGTCTTCAAATTTGGTTTCCTTAGATTTACCTTCACCAAATAGAGCAGTAGAAACATACTCTAGAGATAGACTAGGTAGTGTGCCTTTCTGTGCATCATTCCATTGTCTTTCAAAGGCCATGTCCAAGTTTAGCGTAATTCTACCTCGGATAGGTTGAGCAGTAGCATGATAGCCATTCTCTTCTTTCGTAAATCTTACCTTACCATCTTTGACCTTTATTCCATCAACAACTCCCAAAGGAGAAATAATACTAGGGTCAATATCGTAGAAGGCGCATCTAGAAAATAACTTAGGAAGGTCAGCCCAATTACCAAACCACGCAATTAACATGTCGGGGTCTTTGTCTACCATAGTCGCTAAGAAATGTTCTATCAGTACTTTTTCATTCCTAAAAAAGTACTGATGTGCTGAATCACATATCATATTATCTTCGGGAAACCACGCCCATTGGATATAATCTCTATCGTAATTATCATACATTACAATAGTAGTAATCTCATCATGGTGTTCTCCGCCTTGTTGCCATTCCATATCCCAATACCACTTACGCATATCGTACTCTTTGATTTCTTCTAATCGGTCTACACAATATCTGTAGGTGTAAGGTACATCAGCCTCGTAAGTTCTAGAAAAAGTATTCTTCAAATTCCTCAAGTCTTCCGGCATTTCTGCATAGACTTTCTTCAATCGAGTACCTTCGAGATTAACCCAATCGCCTCTCTCGTATTCTATTTCCCTAGTAATGTACTTACTAGGCTGGTAAGTAGGTGGTTCCTTACTAGTCTCTTCCACAAAAAAGTATGGACGAAACGGAATAGTAGAACTGTGCTTAGTACCATTTTCTCTCCACGATAAATAAATATTTGAATTGTTATGTGAGATTATCATTTAATCACTCTTCTAGTCTTGGTGTTTTAATCAATAGTCGGTCTTCTCCCACCAAAAGAAGTGGGAAGGCATCTTTCAAATAGAACTCAATAGTTCCGCTTTTGAAGAATTTATGGATAGGTCCACTGAAAAGAACAGTAGCAGACTGTCCTGTTGAGTGTAGTAGTTCTTCTGTGGTTAATTCATGTGAGTAAGACTTTCGGCCTCTATCAGTAGATGAAAAACGAACAGAAGGAGATTCTAATGTAGGTGTATCGGAAACAGCCATGAAGTCTATTTCATAAATTCCCGTACCTACCAATTCACAAAAGTCCATTGTCCTAGTGAACACTTTAGAGTCCATAGAAATGTGACCCTCATATTGTGTAGTGTTAAAGTATGGCATTCCTTCTTCTACGATTAGGCGATTCATTGCAGAAACCCTATGAATTACATCTAAACTAGGATGAGCCTTTACTGTATTTAGAGTAAATTGGTTAGAACTAGTGTCTGTAATTGTTAGTCTAGTACCACCTTCAATAGTAATCTGCCCTTTGAATTTCTTCAAGATTGGAATTATCTCTGATATTCTTAGCGTTGCATTAACGCCCAAATCTTTAGTTTGTGTCCAAACTGTGTTTGCATCTTCTTGAGAAACCTCAACTAGAGGAATAGAAACTCTAAGGATGAAACCAGCATCAGCATTCCAAACTTCTAACGAATCATTTAGTTGTACTAAGAAAGTAAAGTCACCAATGCTATCGCCCTTAAGGCCACTAGCAACAGAGTACTTACCAGCACCCTTTACACTTGTAATTGCATCTAGAAGTTCTTTTGATTCAACTCTAAGTTGCATCAAATATCACCACTCTTAACGCAGTCCAATCCCTTCCATGTCACTTCACCCTCTCGGCTAACAGTTAAGACATTGAATCTCTTATTCAAAAGACTAGGGAAGTACTTACTGCTCTTAACATAGGCTTCGTATTCCATACCTTTGACAGTACTTCTTTGGGTAGTTCGTATTACACTCCAAAGATGAGAGTCCCACTTATTCCAAATTGGTTGGGGGTCTTCATCTCTAAAGGGAGGCTTAGTGTGAGTGATGTAAATTTGGTCACAGTCAATCGCTTTCGCTTCCTTTAGAACTTGCCTAAATGGATTGTTTCTTTGCCACCAATCTTGTTGCTTTGCTGTCTTCATTGGTCGCATTATTGCGTTCTCCATTCCAGTCATGTAAAGAGTACAGTACTCAAGCCATGTATCAATTCCATCCCAAACAAAGAGAATCTCTTCTGTCTTAGCCGCTTCTCTTGCTAGAGCAATGAAAGACCTAATGTTTCCTTGTGTTTGGTAAGGTAGTAGTTCTCCATCTTCTCCGTATTCTGCTGGATTGTAGATAGTAATTCTATCAGTAGAATCATGGTTTGCTTTCCATGTAGGTACTCCACCATCATCTACATCTAAGTAGAAAGTTCGCTTATCAGTATCCATTGCTATTCCGCTCTTGCCGGTCTTAGCATCGCCTTCTATTCCTAGTCGCATTCTCCTAGGAGCATCCTTGGCCATCTTAGTCTGCGCTAGAATCTTAGCCCTCATGCTATCAATGTCAATCTCCGTTTGTTCTTCTTTTCTTTTTTGCATTTTTATTCACCTTTCAAATAAGATAATTGATTATAAGGCCAATTACCAAAACGCCTATTGTTATGCCAAACTTCTTTAGATTCTTCATTGGGTCTAAATCTAACATCGTTCCTGTGACTAAATTATCCATAAGGAAACTTTGGTCGTCAATTGTAAAACTATTCCATTCTAAAACACTATCTACAGTAGGTAGGCAAAAATGATACCAATATCCATCAGTCACGATAAACCTGTACTCATTTACATTAGGGACTTCCGCTAAAAAATCTTCAACTTGTTCAATTCCCTTATGCGTTTGATTTGGTGCTTCTGCTTCAACCAACCACTTAACAGGAGATTTATGCCCCTTGAACGAAACTGTCAATAGATAATCTAGATATTTGTTTCTATTATCTACTGTTTTAAAGTGAGGTTCTCTGCTAAAGTTAGTTTTACAAGATTCGCTTTTAGCCCTAGTAGAAAGAGTTTCAAACATAGGCTCAACTAAGTTTTCTTGAATAGCAGTTTCGGGTTTAGTTTGAACTAGGAAATGCTGACTTCTTATAAAACCATTATTCATTAGCAATACTTTGCCTTCTTCTGTTAATTTATTCATAAACCCCGAAAGTTTTTTAGAATTACTATAGTAGAATCTCTTTGCTTGTTTTCTCCTAGCCTTTCTTTCTTCCTTAATCACACTTTTCTTTTTGTCTTCACAGGTTCTAGCAGTGTGTCCTATAACACCACAAAACCCACATTTCATATTCTTTACTGTTTTCATATCTATTCACCTTTTGTTCTTGTCCATTCTTGGACTAGTTCTTCCACTTCTTCTTCTGTATCTAATTGTAGTCTTGTTTCCTTATCTCCGATATGGAGTTTAACGAAATAACTGCCATTCTCATAGTTTTCCTTCCATGTAATAAACTGAATATCAGTTAGGCACACAGTCCAAGTATTAGCCTTGGTAAGGAAGCCGTCTTCAAAAGTAATAGTATCACTCATTAGCATCAACCCATTTGATATAGTTTGTCGTTAGTTTGATAAATTCTTCTTCGCTCATATGCTGTTGAATAAGGTTAGCATTGGAGTAAATTTTAACAGAGTAGAATATTTCGCCATTGTCTATTCTATCTGCTTTCCAAGACATATGAGCAATATTTCTATATGAAATAATAGCCCTATGTGTTTTAATCATCGTTTTAGTTATCGTTAGTTTATTCATAGTTTTCACCGAGTTAGTGGGCTTTGCACCCACTTGAGCAACATTATATGGTAACTTGCTTGCACACGCACATTAGAGTTAATCAGCCGACTCAAAACCAATCAAGGTTTTCTTCTTCGTCGTCAGCAATCTCAACGACTTGACCCTTTCTTTCAGTCACTAAAAGGCCGGACAGGTTGATTGTAGATGGCTCCATACCATCATCACCCTCTCGCATAGAAGTACGACCAACAACAACCACTTCGGAACCAATACCAAAGTCAACTTCGATATGTTGTGGAACCCAACAAGTAGTCATGCCGTCAGTATCGTAGTCAAAGTCTGCATTAAGGTCAGTAATGTTCAAGATTCTATTTCCATTGGAAGTAGGAGTCATGTTCATATTACAAACTGTACCCATAGTAATCACAAATCGTTCAACTGCTGGTAGGTCACGCTGTTCCATGTGTCTATCATCAAGAAGAGATAGTGATACTACCTTGTCTGCTAGAATACTGCTGGCCAAGTTGTAAGGGGTCATTGGTGTGTCCCGATGAGTATCTCCTTCGGGGTCTAGTTCTGCGTTGTATTCCCAACCCTCTAGAGTCTTCTTAGTGTAGCCGTAAATGTAGCCTTCTCTATTACTATCCTTAATGACCGGCATGTGGATAAATTCAAAGGTTCTTGGTAAGAAGTCAACGCCGTTTTGGTTCTTGTAAGAGAAGTGGTACATTTGGTAGTCGGCATCATCGCCAACCTTACCAACGAATACTCCGCTTCGGCGCATTAGTTCCTTAGCCAATGGCTTACCGTAGTTCTTATTCTCTCCTCCGTTAGTGTATCGCTTTGTCACATCTAGAGGAATAACAATAGTGCCGTCTTCCAATGTTTCTGCTCCGTCTGCTAGAACACTTAGGGTTCTCGTTTGTTCTTCACCATCAAATACACGACTAACTGTGTAGTGTCCGTCTTCTGTTTCTTCAACTGTAGCAACAAAGCCTTCTTGGTAAGCCTTGTAAGCATCACGCTTCCATTCTTCAATCGCTCGTCGTCGGTTGTAAGCCATGATATCTCTTGGTTCCTCTAGAGAAACAAAGAAACCAAAGGCACTGTCACCAAAGGATTTACGCTCCGTATTGTTCGTTCGCTTTTTCATGCTAAGTTGTTGACTAGCGTAGGCTCGCCATAGACCCTTTGCTAGGGTCGAGTCGGTTCCAACACCATTCGTCTTGCATATCTCTTCAAATTTCAGTTGTGCATCTTCTTCCGAGATGCCTAACTTCTCTGCCGCTTTATTTATTTCGTTTTGCATTTTTTTTACCTCCTATTGTAGGTTTCCCACCATCCATGATACGAGTAATTTAGGGGTCATGTTGTGGGAACGCCATTCTCCTTCACCAATTACTCGTAGGAATTTCAGTTTTTTGTTGCTATCCATTTCCGAAGAAACGATATAATCGTGCAACCCTATGCAAATCTCCTTAGTGGAGATTCCTTCATAGATTAGATTGTGTAGATTTTTCAGTGCTTCGTTTGGATTGTTATTCAATATGTTCATTGTAATCTGTTCGTACTTTTTGAGTCCTTTTTCGATTTGAGTCGTCAGTCGTATGCCGGATGCGACGGATGCTTGCAGTTCGGTAAGTGTCCTTCTCATATCACCGTTGAAGGCATATATAAACGACCTAATTTCTTCGGGGACCGGATACTTTTCTGCCCCTAGGATTTTGACAATTGCTTCTTCAATTACTTCAAAGGTGAGATTTTTGAAGAAGTAATTAGCACAACGAGATTGTAGAGCATAGATAATTTTGTTTCGATTATTACAGGTAATGATGAATCTTATGTTTGATTCATAACGCTCCATCAATCTCTTAAGTGCGTTTTGTGCATCATTAGTCATACCATCCATCTCATCTAGTAAGACTATTCTAAAGGGTACATCTCCAATAGAAGACTCCTGTGCAATGTTTTTGATTTTAGTCCTAACTGTTTCTAGCCTTCTATCATCGGAAGCGTTTATCTCAAAGAAATTTGAGAGCGCATCCTTTCCTAGAATAGCATTTGCTAGGGCAACTGCGGCTCCTGTTTTACCAGTTCCCGAATTACCATAAAGCAAAAGGTTAGGGCATTCTTTATTCAAAACCCAATGTTCAGCATCCATAACAAAATGTTCTTGACCTAGTACATCGGATAATTTACTTGGTCTGTACTTTTCAGTCCATAGCATACGCTACACCTCGCAATCCCCAAACTGTAGTTTTAGTTTCACCATCGAAACCTAACTTGTTAAATTGTTTTCTTTTCATAATTTGACTCACAACCCTTTTGTTCTGTTGCCAAAAAGTAGTTTCCGATTCGTATTGATAAATAGTACCTATGTCACTCTTAACAACTTGAGTTGTTTTCAAGGTAGATAAATGGTCTACGATTTGTTTTGTGTTCAATGGCCTTCCTTCGTTTTCTAATAGTTTAATTATTTTATTTTGTAGTCTTTTGTGTTTCATTTGTATTCCTCCTTTACTTCCCAAATATCTAAAGCGGCTTTTTTATTGTGTCCAACCTTTACGAAGTATTTTCTTCGCATTAGGTTTCCAATAACATTTATACTTTGAATGTAGAAATGGTTAGACTTAGAGCCGGTCCTATTATTCTTAAAATTATTACAATAGTCGTGTATTTCTCTAGTATCTTTAGGGCCGCTCTCTATCAAATATTTTCTTATTCTCTCTGTTAATCTTTTGTGTTTCAATTCATATTCCTCCAACCTTCTTCGATTGAAATTAAACTAGCATATCTAGGTAATATCTTACTGAGTTCGGACATAGTAATGCCCCACTTGAGTTTAGAATTAAGATGATTGTAAATCTCATCTGTTGTCTTAGGGCCACTCTTCAAGTATTTTTTCAAGTGCCTAATGGCTACAACATTTGCCATTAGAATTCCCCCAAAGCCATTGGCTTTACTGTTTTCTTTTTTGTCTTTCTTTTCTTTTTCTCACCAAGACCTAGTATTCTGCATTCTGCATTATTCAACTTGGTCTTAGCGAACTTGGCAAAGTCTTCATCTTTGAGCAACTGCCTAAGTAAGCGTTCATCTCCACCTTTCAATCCTAATCTTCTACAGAAACTAGGTACTTTGGAGTAGGCTCTACGCTGTGGCATTCGAGGTCTAGTGAATGATTTACCACTATGAGAGTAGGCTAACATCTCTTGAAAATAAGCGAGTGACCATCTTCTCTTCACAATAGTATCTATGAAGAGTAGTCGATTAGGATGAATGTTTTCAGCCAGCCAACTTATGAATTGAACATCGGAAGGTTTGTTGAATTTGATTAGTTCTAACACTTTCTCTCTATCGCTTTCTCTTAGATAGTCCAATACTAAAGAGAATACATCTCGTTCTAAATTATTAGGTTCTTGACTTCTAGGAGCGAGTTCTGCAAATTGCTCTTGTCTGTAATTTATATTACCCGCTCTTTTTATCTTAACCATATTTTTAATTTCATTAGGTATTGATTTTTGATTTATACTTGTTAGTATGATAGTACCTCGGTACTTTCTCAAGACATTTAGAATTTCATCAGTCTTTGGTTTGTAATGAACATCTTCAATTATAATTCCTAGTTCTAATGGAAAGGAAAGTACATCTCGTATTTTCATTTCATCAGCATACAACACCATAGCATTAGGCAACATTTCCTTTGCCTGTGTGCTTTTTCCTGTTCCTGTCTTCCCGACAATTATTATCGGTTTCTTCTTTTCAATCGTAGTCAGTGCCATCTATAATTCCTCTAATTTTCATTATGTTTTCTATCCCATTTAGCGTTAGGTGTTCCTTTCTAACTAGCATTTGAACAACATCATTGTGTTCTTGAATATGATTTTGTAGTTGTAATAGGTGTTCGGGAATAAGAGCCATCGTCTTTGCATTGTTTTCAATGCCCCTAATTACCAATATTGGTTTTGGTCTTTTTTTGTTTTCGACTTCTTTTACAGAATTGACTATTCCGTAGAGAGAAAGAGTTCTATTGATTTGATGAAGAAGAGGCAAATTACCTCTTATTATTATGAGAGGTCTAACACTATAGCCTAGTCTAGAATTTGGACTTCTAAACAATTCTATGTTATATGCTGGCTTGCACAAAAGAATACCCACCAAGATATTCTTATTCAGCACTACGAACCACTGCCCCTATGTATTCGTATTTCTGTTGTATTGTAGAGACAATATTGGCTAGGATAAAGGCTTCTGCATCTAGTTGATTTCCGGATATTGTGACCACCATGTATCCTTCATAAGAGCCATATTTGCCACTTATCTCTTCTAGATGGATAGTACTCTTGACTGCCATTTCTCTTCTTCCCATCATTTCTTTATTGACTTGCCCTATTAGAAAGGCATCCTTAGTCTTCATTTCTCTATCTAAACTAAAGACAAATTGAGTTGCCTCACCAAATTCACGAATTAAATCTTCTGCGCTACAGTTAATTTAAAAGCCCCCTATTGCATCGACTTCTTGTATTGTAGTAGCGTCTATTGCATACTTATCACTTCGTATTGCGTGTATCCTAGGCAATCTTAGAGAATATTTGTCGTCCCTTTTCATTATCATTTCTGCTTTCACATGCAGGACTACTCTAGGTAGGAAAGAATATTTTTCATTCTTAAATGAAGAAACTAGTTTTCTCAGCATATTAGAAAGAAGTTTATGATTTATCGCTGAAAGCCCAGAAACAAATCCAAGAGAAACATATCCACTTTCCTTTCTACATGCTATTTCAAAACTCGAAAAGTCATTCTTAGAATTTATTTTCGCTCCTATGACTACCAAGTTTAAATCTATTCTAGGTGGGGAATGTATCACCACTGATACGCTCTTTTCATTAGGAAGATACTTAGCATCTAAGTCCCTAATGATGATGCCATCAAACCCTTCACTAATTGCTTGGTTGTAGAATGCCTTAGAGTCTTCGTTTTCATCCGACCTAGTGGGAGGGGAGGGTAGGTCTTCCATTGCCTTGAGCCTATCCACAAAGGGCAAATTCAGCATACATCTCCCATCCTTTGATAGGCAGTCTAAAATTACACACCTTAGATTGTCCTGTGTTTGAGTATGGTTGTTGTGAAGCACCTTCAAGACTTCATAGTAGTCCATTGGTTTTTCGTCCGAGTCTACGCAATAGAGTTCTGCGTCCAAAATAAAGTCGGATGATGAATCGCATATGTAGTTTTTCATTTTCAATGGTAAGGTGAGTATTTTGCCTTTTCTGTTGAAGAAGATAGTGTTATCTTTTTTCTTGTGAATCTGTATTCTTATTCCACCATATCTATATTCACAAATAGAATTAGTAGGTTGTTTATACACGCTCCATTTAGTATTAGACTTTGCTAACATAGGTGGAATAAATAATCCATGAGTAGAAACATTCCTAAGTTTTCTTTTATTAGAATAAGCATGGTACATAGTATCTAGTTCGTGCATTTTAGAATCCTTTTCAACAGAAGCCCGTTCTAAGTTGAAATATTTGCTTAGGCAATTAATTACAATTCTATTTTTGTCCATCTTCAATCTAGGTTCTCTTAACCAAAAAGAAATGAACCATTTTCTCTCAAGTGAAGAAAGACTTTCTAGTACTTCGGAGAATAATTCAAAGGAACCTTTCTGTCTGCAATCTAATTCTAGAAGTCGCATGACCATGTTTAGGCTATAGTCGGCTGTCTTCTGTTTATCTCTTTCTAGATTGAATACACCCTTTCCTAAGTCATCGCCGTATATCTCTAACTCTTCTAGAAATATACCAAAGTGTTCACAAATCCACTTCTTTGTTTTATGCTTACCAATATGGGAACTATCCAAGTCTAGAGTTAGAATCTTTAGTAATTGTAAAGGTTGAATATGCTTATTTCCAAATGCTTGCAGAATTAGACGAGTCTGTTGTGCTGATGTTTTCTTCTGCATAGTTTCGCAAAGTCTTGCTAAGTGGCTCATCGTCATTGTCTTCCACCTTTGCTTCTTCTATTCCAGCAGTAAATATTTTAGCATT